ATCATCCGCATTTAAATTTACAGAGAGAATTAGATCTCAAGGGAATCAAAGTTTCTAATTTATATTTGGATACAATCGCACCTACAAATTTAACAGAAAGTTATAAGCGTTGCGAAAAAACTAAAATAACAAATCGATGGATATCATTTAACTGTGATAAGAAATTTCATCGAGTCATGACCATATCATATCTCTTATCAAAAGAGTATAGTAAAAATGGCGATTTTACTTTTGATATGAAATGTTCTCTACTTGTTCCTCCTGACAAGTATAAAAATTTGGGTACAATTCCATCTAGATTGAAATCTGATTTTGCCAAAGGATTTGAGAAATTTAAATCTAACGATTTTAATTTACTAGACATTCCTCCTTTTAATCAGGATGAGATTAAAGTTGTTCGGAATTATAATATAGACCTCTTATCAGCTTATGAAAGAGTTGGAGTTGAGATTATCACTGGTACGATGTTTTTTGAACAAACTCCAGTTTTAAGTGAAAAAGAAATGCAATCCGTTTATGCTCAAAATTTTCCAATCTATATTAATGGAGTTGGAATGGCGAGAGAGATGAAGAAGTTTTTTGGTATTGATATCTTTGACGATATTGTTGATCATAGTTATGATGAAATCGAAGATCATTTTGAAAGACTTGCAGCTGCGATTGATCTCAATCAACATCTACTCGATGGTTCGACGAATATTAAAGAGTTGTGGATGGATAATCAAAAAAGATTTGATGATAATTGTGATAAAATGGATTCAATGATTTATGATAAAACTTACCAAAAAACTTTTAATCACGAAAAAATTAAACAAGCTTTAAAACATTTTGAAGTTTCATTTGAAGAATGATTATTGAAAATAATAAACCAATTCGAATCATTGGATATCCAGAGTCTTCATTGACTGATGGAGCATTACAATGGTTTTTATTGGAAAGTAAAAATCCTATTGAAATTATTACACCAAAAACATTTCTAAGTTTATCTAACAAAGAAGATTATCAGTATTTTGTTGGATTTACTTTAGACATGAATTTGAGAAAAGTAGTCTGTGAAGAAATTGATAATCTAGATTTGGATTGTGTTTCTTATATTCATGATTTTTGTGTTGTATTTGATACCTGTAAAATGGGTAAAGGTATCTTTATCGGTTCATTTAGTTCGATAGGATATCATTCTGAAATTCAAAATCATTGTTGGATTGAATGTTATTCAATGATTTCACATCATGTCAGTTTAGGAAAGGGATCTGTTGTACATGCAGGAACATTAATTGCAGGAAGAGTTTTGATTGGAGAGTACTGTACATTTAACTTTAAATCGTCTATAATTAACAATGTAACCCTAACTGATCGCGTAACTTTAGGTGCATTTAGTAATGCAACAAAAAATATCACAAAATCAGGTAAATATGTGGGATCTATTGCCAGGTATGTTGGTGAATAACTAAAAATCATATATAATGTTTGAAATGAACTGTTAAATATATGGAACTCAAATTGGATTATCAAGAAAAAGATTTGTTGATCGATTGTATTCAACATCGCTTAGATACGGATAAAATTCTTGTCATTAATGAATCTCTCAAAAATGAAATTGAAGATTTGTTAGTTAAACTCGAAGAAGAGTGTATCTAATTTGTTTCTAAATAAACCAGAAACCATTGCATGAATTGACTTGTGGTGGTAGAATAATCACATTGCTATTCTAATTTTATGTCTAAAGGATTTACAATTAAAGCTACAGCTCCAACTCCAAAAAAGAGTGAAGAGGATTTTGATATTAATGCTGCGAAGGAGATGATTCGTGGTAAGAATATCGTGTTCTGTCTGCCTGGTCGTGGATGTTCTTATATCTTCCTGAAAGCATTTGTTCAACTTTGTTTTGATCTTGTGCAGAATGGTGCATCCATTCAAATTTCACAGGATTATTCTTCCATGGTTAACTTTGCTCGTTGCAAAGTTCTAGGTGCAAATGTTCTTCGTGGTCCAAAGCAGGTTCCCTGGGATGGTAAACTTGCATATGATTATCAACTCTGGATTGACAACGACATCGTGTTTGATACCGAGAAGTTCTATCGTCTCGTTGCAATGGACAAAGACATTGCGGCTGGTTGGTACATGACTGAAGATGGTCATACTACTTCTGTTGCTCATTGGCTTGAAGAAGATGACTTTAAGAACAATGGTGGTGTGATGAATCATGAGACCGGAGAGACCATGCAGAAGCGCCGTAAACCCTTTACGGTAGACTATACGGGGTTTGGATGGGTATTGATTAAGAAAGGTGTCTTCGAGTCTCTGGAGTACCCCTGGTTCGCTCCTAAGATGCAAGTCTTTGACTCTGGAGAAGTTCAAGATATGTGTGGTGAAGATGTTTCCTTCTGTCTTGATGCAAAAGAAGCGGGCTTTGAGATCTGGTGTGATCCTAAAATTCGCGTAGGTCACGAAAAGACTCGTATTATTTGATTTCTGGCGCGTTTGAATTGAATTTCGGCGCGCAAATAAAACCAATTGTGAGGTATTAGAAAAATGGCAGTAAAAGCAAAAGGTGGATTAAACAAAAATATCGGGTATGTACCTGGAAAGCCCAAACTGACTCTTCAAGGCAGAGGAAAAGGTACTAAATATGCGGCTACAAGTCGGAATAAGGCTCGTAAACCATATAGGGGTCAGGGTAAATAAAGAAAAGAGTCTAAATAATTCAAATCTTTAAATTTATAGAAATGGCAGATTCAGATCCAAGATTATCCCCACTTGCTGAACCAGAACCAACTGAAGAAGCAACCGTATTTGCATATGATGTGGCTTCTCAGGCTTCTACTCCAGCACCACAAAAACCAAACCCAGCTTCACCCTTAGCAGCAGGATGATATGACTGAAAAAGAAGCATATATTCATGAATGGATTCGAGAAGTTTCAAAAACGAGACCCGAATTGGGTGGACTTGCTGTTTGCCCATATGCTTCTTCATCAAAAAATTTAATTGTAGAGACTACCATTGATGACATTGTACCTGAACCAGGTCATGATGTCATCATTTTTATTATTGAGAGTTTTTGGAGACCCGATCAAGTCGCAAAATGGGTCAATCATTACAATGAAAAGTTCCCATACTATAAATTCTTTGAAGATTTGTCTTGCAGAGATACCTTTATTGGTGGTATAAAGACAAATAATGAAAAATTTAACTTAATTTTGTGTCAATCAAAGAAAAAATTGAGCAAAATTCGTAAAAAATTAGCAGAGACTGAGTACTATACCTATTGGACCGAAGATTATCTTAAAGAAATTCTCGGAGATGACTACCAATACATAGAAAAGTCTACAGAAGAAGAATAAAATATAAAATCTATGACATTTCGGGATAGCAACCCCGTAAAAAGTTCTGATTTTTACAATCAGGAGCTAAAAATGTCAAACTTGCCCGTCGATAGAGACACAAATTATATGAGAGAAATGTGGGGAACCACAAAATTAGTTACAGATTACTACAAAACACCTAAAAATAGAGTTATTCAGGAAGTTATGCATGACTATGCACCTGTCCATGACCTTAAAAAACAGACAGAACTTCATGAAAAGATTCGTAACGATGAAGACTATGATGATTGGTCATATGGCACTGAGCCAACCTATGGAAAAAAGTGGTAAAAATGTTTTATACATATTCAATCTGGTTAGGACTAGAATAGGTGAGAGATTTTTTAATTCTTTAATAGGATCTAGAATAGAAGATTCTATGTTTGAATTGCAAACTCCCGAGGTAGCCTATTCTCTCGAATTGGATATAAAAACTCTTTTGAAAAATTTTGAAAGAAGAATATCACTGGCATCTGTATTGGTGACATATCCTGAAGACTCTAATGAGTTTAATGTTAGAATCTCATATAATATAATCGGATTACCAACTCCAACTCAAACTGTAGATTTTATACTACAACCTACTAGAGTCTAATGTCATTCAATCAATTTACAAATTTAGACTTCAGTGATCTAAGGACTCAGATCAAAGATTATTTGCGTGCAAATCAAAATTTTACAGATTTTGATTTTGAAGGATCTAATTTTTCAGTTTTAATCGATTTACTGGCATATAATAGTTACATAACTGCCTACAACACTAATATGGCAGTTAATGAAATGTTTTTGGAGAGTGCTACTCTAAGAGAAAATGTAGTTTCACTCGCTAGGAACATTGGTTATCTGCCTAGATCTAGGAGATCTTCAAGAGCAAATATTAGTTTTACTGTTGATATGAGTCAAACTAATGCCAGGACAGTAAAACTATTGGCAGGGCAAGTTGCTCTTGGTGCAGTAGTAAATGGTAATTATATTTTTTCGATTCCAGAGGATATTATAACTCCAGTTAATACTGATGGAATAGCTGTTTTTGATAATCTACCAATATATGAAGGAATATTTTTAACTAGTACTTTCATTGTAGATGAATCTCAAACAAATCAAAGATTCATTCTACCTAATGTTAATATCGATACTACTTCTATTAGAGTTAAAGTTACTAATGCAGTAACTGAAGTTTACTCTGTATATGATAGTCTATTAAATCTTGGAAAAGATAATAGATTTTTCTTGATTCAAGAAGTAGAAGATGCAAAATATGAAATTAGATTTGGTGATAATATTATTGGGAAAAAACCGGAGAATGGCAGTAGAATAGAAGTAAGTTATATCGTTACCAATGGATCTTCAGGAAATGGTGCTACAAACTTTACATTTTCTGGTAGATTGAAAGATAATAATCTTTTTGATATTACCACAGGAATTTCTTTACTT